TACCTTAGTTGATTTTAATTGTTTTAGGCTTTTTTTCTTCTGGTACATTCTTTTCGACTAATATATGAAGCATGCCGTCTTTCATTTCAGCTTTAGCAACTTCCATATATTCTCCTAATGAGAATGACCTTTCGAAATTTCTTTTGGCAATTCCTTCGTGGATATATTCTCCATCCCAGTGTTCTCCGTGTAGTTCACCTTTAATTACCAAATTATTATTTTCAACGTGAATATTGATGTCTTCACGTTGGAATCCAGCAACTGCCAAACTAATGCCGTAGGCACCGTTATCAAATTTAACTAGATCGTAGATTGGATAATTGGAGGCTGAAGATTGCATTTTTGCAAAATTTGTATCCCATCCAATAAAAAATGGATCATTAAAAAGATCCATAGCAAGTTTTGTTACCATTATATTCCCCTTTCAAGCGAATAAATTAATATATGGACCCTCTAATGAGCGATCCATATATTATTATAGCAAAAGATTTATATCTTGTCTACTTCTTTTTGGCCCTTACTTTAGCAAGTGCTTCAAAGTCCTTTACCTTAGTATCTCCTAGGTATCCCCACGCATATCCGTCTAAAATCATCTGTTCATTAACTGAAACCTTAGATCCATCTAAAAATAGCCAACCAAGGATGCGCCCATATTTTTCTGATGAGTCCATTTTTTCTGTCTTAATGACAACTTCCTTAGCGTCTTTAATCTTAGACTTTACATACTCTTTAGCCTCAAGCCCTAAAACCTTTTCCGCCTTATCAGTTGTTCTACTTTCTGGGGTATCAATTCCAGCCAGCCTAACTCTTGAACTAAATGATATATCAAAACCTAGATCAATGTCTACGTCTATTGTATCTCCGTCTACTACATTAGTTACTTTCTTAACGTGGTATTCGTACATTATTTCTTCTTTACCGTTGCTTTTACTGTAGCAGCTTTTGGTGCTGCCGCATCCCAATCTGGGCGAGCAACTGACATTACAAGGCTATATGGACGCTTCTTTTTAAATACGCCATCACCGTTTGCTTGTGATCCATTTTTGTCACCTGAAGTATTTCCTTCATAAGTGATAAGGTTCTTTCCGTCATTTGAAATAACAATTCCAACGTGCTCTGTATCTGTTGGTTCCTTGTCAAAGTTAAAAAATACAACGTCTCCTGCCTGTGCTTGTCCAATTGGAACAATTCTCTTATTCTTTGCAAACCATTGTGCTCCTGCATCACATGATGCAAAGCCTTTCTTTGTTGAAGCAGCAACTAGGTGAACTAATCCTGCATCATCAAAGCATCCTGAAACAAACATTGCACACCATGGTTGGTGATTCATTCCGTATCGCTTTCCAAAAACTGTATCGTTATTTGTTCCTTCTGTGTACTTCTCATCAGCATACTTCTTAGCCGCTGCTAATACTTTTGCTGCATTTGCGTGAATTACTTCTGCCATTTTATTTCTCCTTTATTGTAGTTGACTATACTATAAGTATAGCATTTTTTTTATTTGAGCGGATGATCAGAATCGAACTGACCCCTTCTGCTTGGAAGGCAGAGGCACTACCAATATGCAACATCCGCGTTGTGCCATCGGCAGGAGTCGAACCTGCGACAATTCGGGTAGAAACCGAGTGCTCTGTCCTCTGAGCTACGAGGGCGTACGCTTAATCATTTGGAATATCTGTATCGAGGTCCATCTCAATTAAACCAAATTTTTTTGCCATTTTTTTTCCTTCATCGGACATTTCAATTACTGCTTCAAGATCTTCATTATAAGTAACACTAATTAATCCTTTGTTATACAACTCAATTAAAGATTCATCAACATGCTCTTGATGGGCTTTCCATAAATCTGGGGCAAGCGCTTTTGCCCTATCAGTTATGTTAAATATAAATTCTCCGTCTTCATCCATACCAGCCAACTCTATTGCGCCTATTGAAATATAGTATTCCATTCTATCTTCGCTGTCCATATCCACCTTTCGTGCAACAAGTAGGACTTGAACCTACGATTACCGAATTATGAGTTCGGGGCTTTAACCAACTAAGCTATTGTTGCTTAGTAATCTATTGTATCGTGCCGTCTTCGTTCTTGTCAATAGTTTCTTCTACTATTTGCTGTACATATTCAGAAAAATGTTTTCTAATATTACCCATGGGCCTATGTCCAGCAACCTTCCAAATTCTTTTATATTCAATTACATTAGAAAATGTAGTAGGACATAACACTACTCCATTATACTCTTTTAATACCGTTGGCAGTGGAACATGTTTGCCACAGCATTTGCATTCTTTAGCTTTTTCTTGATAAGTGCTCATATTATTGTCATCCTGTCCATTGCATCTCGTAAATTTTCAGGCATTCTTGGTGCCCTTATCATATTAAATGAGCTGGTCTCTCCGTCATTTTTTGTTCCAAAGTCGTTGTCATAACTCATGGACTCATATGTATGTATATTTATTTCTTCATTTGTGTCAAATTTACTTCTGCTAATAGCATTATAAATAGCCCCACAAACTGCATCCGCCAAGTCTTTTGAACCTTTTCTTGGGTGGTCAACCCTATCTCTCATTATCTTAAGTTGAAGTAATTCATCTATAAGTAGTTGTATGTATGGGCCAGATAGTCTTTCTTCTGCCACAATCATAGCCATGTCATCGTAATGCTTTTTGGCGACAGACAGAATCTCTGTATTGATGCCGTATTGTTTTAGTTGTTGCATCATATCATGAGAGTTCCATCTGTCAAAAGTACATACACGAATTTTAAATCCTCGTGTTTTTAATGAAAGAATATAATCCTTTACCTCAGTAAAGTCTACAGACTTATCTTTTGTTGGTGTCCAAAATCTAACTGCATCTATCTCTACCATAGGAGCTGGTTGAGAATATGTATCGGTAACTTTAATATTAACCCATTTGTTTACGTGTCCCATTGCTACCGCACAGTGGTCATGCTTTTGTGCTAAGTCTACGTGTATAAAATATTCCTTATCTGGATCTGGAATAAACCAGTCTTCAAGTCTGCCAAAATTATCTACTGCAAGATGACCTTTATTAAAAGCTTTCTCAACTTTTTCTCTTGACTTAAAAAACGCATCAACTGCATCAGGTGGCATACACGCAAATCTAGACAATGCATCTAATGGATTTGTAAAGAACGCTACCTTAAAATCATCAATACTTCTTACTGGATTTACTTCCCATGTAGGCCTCTTAAGAGCATACACCCTTGGAATCTTATATGAAAGTATATGATCCTCTTCCCACTCAACACTAAATTCGTTGCCTTGTGTATCATCTGGCAAGTCTTCATCCATTTTAAACTTATGATCACGAACAATAGTTTCTTTTTGAGCCACTACGGCATCATATCTTTGCTGAATATAATCATTCTTATATCTAGGAAATGACAATAGAATTACTTTTCCAAAGTCTGGGAAACGAGAATCCACAGATGCACGGTACATATCATATATGGCTGCGCCTGTTTTTGCCTGCTCGTGCCCTGTTGTATTTTCAATTGCAAAGCCTGAGATTTCATCAAGGATAACTACAATTACGTTATAACCTTCCCAAGCCTCACGCTCTGAGTGTCCTGAGTGTACTGTAATAGCCTTATCAAATTTAACTTCAGAAGCTTTATCTGTATACTTTCCAGCAAACCACGGGGACTTTTCAATTCTTGTTTTAAACCCTTTAAAGAATACGTTGCTTGCCTGTTGAGAGTTAATAGCAATGTTAATAATATCAATGCTGTCTCCTGGAGGCTTTCCATAATATGTCGCTGGGTCCTTGAGGCATAATAGTAAATATACTATATATGAGGTTGCAATGGTTGAGCAATAATCTTTGCCCGACCCTTTTCCTAATTGAGCCACTACTTCATTAGCAGTTTGTTTAAATCTTATCTTTCCTTCTTCTTCTCCAAATAATTTGATGAGGGTTGACTCTTTATAGATCTGCGAACTTTTTTCGATAAGCGTGTACTGATAGTCGGAAAGTTCTGGAAGCCCAAGGTATTCTGGACTTCTAACAAACGTTTTAAGATCGACTGGTTTTTCATCGAACTCCTCTCCATCGAGCATGTCGATAAGGTCGGTAAAATCAAACGACATCGGCTTCCTCTACTGGGATTGACTCAATTACTCCAGTAATTTGGGATAATCTTTTTGCTACTTCCATCTTACATTTAGGGCAGGTTGATGTAGTCTCTTTTAAAATTCTAACAAGGATATCTTGTTTGCGCTCTGTCTCTGCAATTTGTGATGCAATCTCATTGTTTTCTAATACTCCAATAGATTGAAGCATTGCAATTCTTTTAGTCTCTATGTCTGCAATAAGCTTTAATGCGCCAGACTTTATTCCTAGCTGGCCTGTTTGATCTGCATCTTCTACTGTTTTCCACGCCTCTTTGATAAGCATGGCATAGTGCTGATCTGCCCCTGAGATGGCCTCTCGGGCACGATCTCTAATATTGCTATCATTATGTACAACGTCTTTCCAATCGTCGATTAACTCAAGGACCTCTTTGCGTTGTATTCCAGTGGTGGTGGCGATCTGTGTGGGTGTGCTTCCTTTTAGAAGTTCTTCAACTACCCTGTTCATTCTGTCAAAATGCTCTGACAATTCTATTTCGCTCATTAGTCTATTATACTTTCAGTCAACTAAAATGTCAATTAGATTTAGCCTTTGCAATCTTATATAATACTAAATAACCAATTAAATCATCAATATCATTGTCTCCAGCAAAGCCTTGGTTATTCTTTACTCTGTTTAATTTATCATCAATACGTACTTTTAATTGTTCTGTTGAGTCCGCCGTTGAAAATATTCTTGCAGGTTCTAAAGCTGAGTTGCCATATGATATATTCTTTTCAATTAACATATGTGCAATTTCATGGCAGGTTGCCCAGATCTTATTGCCTGCTGGAGCACCCACAGATTTTAAATATAAGTCGCTGCATTTAAATTGAGATACATCCTCAAATACTGGCTTTAACATACTATCTCCTAATCAGTTCAAATCGTAGGTCATTATTTTCTCTACCTACAAATGTCACCTGAAATAACGGAACGTTATCCCAGTAGTACCTTCCAAACAATTCATACAATTCTTTTTCAGGATCAAAATAGTCAAATGTTTCATGGTGAAAAACTTTCTTATGCGTTGGATCACGATAAGATAATTCGTTGTCCCATGCTGGCAGTCTTAAAGTAAGTTTTCCGCCGACTTTAAGTATTCTGTGACATTCAGACAGCCAATCTGCAATTTCTGTATTTAGATGCTCAAACACATCAATTGCATAGATTTCATCCCACTCCTCGTTTTTACATGGCCAAGGAATAACTTCTAGGTCCCATGCCACATCTATCCATTCGGAATGCTTTATTCTATCATGATGCACGGCACCTTGTAAAGGGACTGAGCCAGACCC